TTTGAATGTAATTAGGTAACTGTTACTTTGTAACCGATAAAATACCTTTTATATATCAATAATTCTGCCGAAGGCAGAATTATCATATATAATCGGCATTTGAAAGGTTAAAAGGTGTAAAAAAATCATCGACCACCGTTTCTTTCTGTTCTTCTTTAGTTAGATGTTCTATTTTCATTGAAAAATGATTTATCCTACTGGATTTTTTCGTAGATTTTTTTGACGAAGGCTTTTCAGGTTCATCAAAAAGAGTATCATCATCGATGGCATTCACATCGACGTCTTCAAAATGCCTAATACAACTCTGAGAATATTCATAGAATGCGTGATTCATATCCAATGAAACTTGTTTATCTGGGTTCTCCAAATATTCTTTTGTTATTTCCAAAATCCTAGATGTATATAATTCTACTTTTTCTTTGTATGTCTTGTTTTCTTCGAATTTTTTTGGGTCGGTCTTTTCCACATATTTTTGATACGTTGTTTTATTCATCAATAATTCTAAAGTCAATTTATCAATATCCATTTTATATTTAGTGAGATAACAATAAAGAATTTCTGCAGTTATTTATATAAATGAGTTTAAAATCACATCAAGATTATCTTACAGCTGTTGAGGAAATACACCAGAATAAAAATGGTAAACCTGCGTTCATTGTTGAAAAAGAAAAAGAAAGGCAAGACGATATAAATCGCGGAATCACCGAATCAATCATTCAAGACGAAAAAGAACAGAGAAAAAGAGAAGAAGAAGAAAAAAAAAGAGAAAAAGAACAAGAACAACAAAAAAGAAAAAAAAAACATATAGAACAAAAAAGAGTCAATTATTTTGGCGGACGAAAGACAAAAAGAAGGTCTAATAGAAAGTCAAAAAGAAGAAATAGAAAATCATTGAAAAAATAAATTCATATATAATTATTTTTGGAGAACAAATAATTATAAACAATAATATCTTTTTGACAAATTATAAAAATCCCTACAAATAGGGGGGATCATTAAAGGGAGGGGGTCGTAGGGGGAACCGTAGGTTCCTCTACAAAATTGATTCAAAACAAATGTTTAAATATATCTCCATACTATAACTAAATGAAGACTGCAAAGAAACCGCAAAATGCTTTACAATCTAATACAAAAGAATCCCTATCAGATTATCTTAAATCACATAGAATACAAGGAGAATCGAAAGCTTCAATAACCAATACACGTATTGGTAAGAAAGAACTCGATATCTGGGGAGGAAGTTATAATATCAAAAATTATGCTGAATTCCTATCAATCTATTATCGCGATGTTTTTGTCAAGGGCCAACCAGAATATCTGACAGAAGCACAAATCGAAAAAGGCCCACTCTTGATAGATGTGGATTTGCGTCACGATTATTCTATTACTACTCGGCAATACAACCTCGACAATATCGCCAATCTTATTTATCTTTATTTAGGCATTTTCAAAAAGATATTCCAACTAGACGATGAAGTCATAATTGAGACATATCTCTTTCAAAAACCCAGTGTGAACCGAGTAGTCAAAGATAAAATCACAAAAGACGGGGCCCATCTCATTTTCGCTTTGGCATGTGACCATACCACACAGGAACTCATCCGCAAAAAGGTATTGGAAGAAATCGACGAAGTCTGGGATAAAGACGAACTCAAAATTACGAATACCTGGGACAAAGTGTTCGACGAGGGCATCAGCAAAGGATGCGTCAACTGGCAACTAGTAGGCTCTAGGAAACCCGAAAACGAGGCCTATCGCCTGACCGGTATCTATACATCTATTTATGACAGCTCTGACGACGAGTTCCAGACGACTTATTCGGATGCTTCGGTGTTTGACATGGAGAAGGATATATTCAAATTATCTGCAAGATACCCAGACCATTATGAACCATTTCCTACAAACGCATTCTTGGCCGAGTATAATGAAGCAAAACAGACAAAACATACTACTAAACCAACTCGTTCGATTTTATCTAAATCCGAATATATCGAAATTGACCCCCTTTCGATAAGGACCAGAGAACAACTAGAAGCTGCTCTCAAAAACTATCTGGACAACATTCCTCCTGATAGATACAGCGAAGTAGAAGCACATGATTATGTCATGACTCTGCCTAAAACATATTATGATGAGGGTTCCTATGATAAATGGTTCAAAGTTGGCTGTGCCTTGCGAAATACCAGCCCTAAACTCTTTATTGTTTGGGTCGCATTCAGTTCGCAGAGTTCTGTATTCAGTTTTACCGATGTCCCTAAACTATGGGAGGACTGGCACAAGTTGGGAAAAAAAGATGATGGACTTAAACTGCGTTCAATCATGTATTGGTCAAACATGTCGGCACCGCAGAAATTTAAAGAAGTCCTCGAGAACAGTACCGATTATTATATCGATCAGTCATTGAGCGGTGGACTAATGGATATGTTTGTTTCTGACAAAAAAGTGAATGGTTCTACTGATTGGGATATCGCCAATGTTCTTTACCAATTGAAGAAAGACCAGTTTGTTTGCTCGAGCGTGAAAGATAAACAATGGTATCAGTTCATCAATCATCGATGGGTGAAAACCGATGATGGCACGACCCTGAGAACAGTGATTTCGACTGAATTACGCCAATTATATGGGTTGAAAGCGATGCGAATAAGCGAGGCAATCAGTGCCATCGATGAGGACGACGAAGAAAAAACAGAATTGAAGGAATCTCTAAGTAAAAAATTCGAGAAGGCGATCGAAATCCACACAAAACTAGGTCGCACTCCTGATAAGAGAAACCTGATGGATGCAGCGAAGGACCGATTTTACGATAAGCTGTTTGATAGCAAGATGGATACTAACCCATATTTATTATGCTGTTCTAATGGAGTCTGGGATTTCAAGGAGAAAGTCTTCCGTGACGGCCGACTCGATGATTATATCTCTATGACCACAGATATCGAATATCACCCGATTAAACCCTCCGACGCAGCTATCGTAAAAGAAATCAATACATTTATGGAGCAATTATTCCCAGTGGAAGAATTGCGCGAATATATGTGGAGCCATCTTGCGTCCACTCTAGTAGGAACCGCTGTTAACCAGACTTTCAATAACTATATCGGCGGTGGCCGAAACGGAAAATCGGTGTTAGTTACTCTCATGTCAAAAGTCCTCGGTGAATACAAGGGCGAATTGCCTCTTACAGCAGTAGTAACACAAAAAAGAACGGCTGTTGGCAGCACAGCACCTGAAATAACAGCACTCAAGGGAAAACGTTATGCAGTCATGCAGGAGCCAAGACAAGGCGATGTTTTGAATGAAGGTATTCTGAAAGAACTCACGAGTGGGCACGATGCCATTCAAGCCAGAGGACTCTATTCTTCGCCGATTACGTTCATTCCTCAATTCAAATTGGTTGTTTGTGCAAACGTATTACCGGAAATCAAAGCCCAGGACCACGGCACCTGGCGCCGTATCCGTGTTGTCCCCTTCATGTCCCTCTTTACGGAGAATCCAGTTGACAATGACCCCTACAAGCCCTATCAGTTCCAGCTGGATTCCACTATCAATGAGAAATTCGAATCTTGGAAGACAGTATTTTTGGCTATGCTTGCACAGCGTGTCTTAGAGACAGATGGCGTTGTCGCGGACTGCAATACGGTATTGAAGGCGAGTAATGATTACAAGAACGCCCAGGACGTTATATCTCAGTTCTTGGATGAGAAGATTGTGCGAAGCCCTGGAAACTGGCTCAAACAAACTGAACTCAATGAGGTATTTAAACAGTGGCATTTGGCTAATCACGGTTCGAATGGTCCTAAGCCAAAAGAGTTGCATACTAAATTAGACCAGATGTTCGGCCCGAAGGTAAAGGCAACCGGTTGGAAGGATGCGTCGATTATTTCTGAAAATACGAATGACACACCAATGTTTGTAGATGATAGTGATGCTGGGCTTTAGACAGAATCATCCATAAAATCCACACCAGGAGATGCTGTAGAAGTTGGTTCAGGTGTTACATCCGCTGTTGTTGTAGGAACCGGTAAATAGGAAAATTGCGGTAAGGGCGAAGGGGTAGCGGTTATAATTGACGGTGTGGTAGAAGCCGGAGGATTTTCTTTTGGTCTAGTAGTCACTCTTCCACCACTTGATAAATCATTTGATGAACTACCCGGTATATCATCATTTGCATTTGAATCATTTTGACCTTCTTTACCCTTTGACCCAAAAGAGCCGCTTGTTCCATTTAATCCATATTCAATACTTGTTTTACTGTAGCCATTATCATATGTGTTTGACAATAAAAGGTCCCATATATAGGTTGATACAATGAAACATAATTCTTCTAAAGGATAAATGTAAAATGGGTATAGTAATATCCCGGCTATTATTAAGACTTTCATAAAAATCGAATCAGGTTTCATCCAAATAATTATAGAAAGAATAACTGCTAGAACCAAATAAACCCAAAAACCGTAAGTATATAATTTGGTCAATATTGTTGAGGATTGGTAAATATATTTGCTCTGTTGTCCTGCGGCTGAATTGAAAGTCCATTTATTTTTGAATGTCGAATTTAAAATACTATTTTCCTTCGATACTGTGTCCAGAAGTTGTTGATAATTATTCAAAATCTGGGTTTGATATCCGCCGTCGTTTTGATTATTCTGTATTTGACTTAATAGAGAATAAACTTCATTTGTTGTGTATGACATTTTTATATATTGATATTTTTTTATCCCATCCCCTTATTTATAACTAGAATATCCGGTTTCGAATGCCTCATTTGCTTTAAGAATCATGCTATATTCTTCAGAAGAATATGGAGAATCGGTTCCAGAAGGTGCTTCAGTAACGCTTATCGAAGGAGTAGTTATCGTAGGATTATTTAAAGCAGGAGAGAAGACACATTTTCCAGCAGAAGCATTCCATTTTGTCCCAGGAGTATCTCCTGAAGGAGGTGTACAACATTGAGAACCAATACAGCCGGTGAAAGAACCGAACCCAAATCCGCCAGGCGAAGAAGTCGAAGACGGAGGAGCGAAATGAGGTGCATTCAACCGTAATTCGTCGAAGTTGTAATTGTCTCTAGACTTAATACCGAGATACATTCTATATATGACAATCAATCCAATAGACAATACTGCTATCATTGTAACAGTAAAAACCGATTCTGGTATAAACCCGCCAAATTGTAATTGAATAACCCGCAAGATATAAATAACTCCTAAAATAATAGCACTAGTTATTACAATATTCAAATAAGCAGAATAAACCTTACGGCTATTATCATTAAAATATATAATCCTCTTTTGGTTCTCGACTGCTTTGTCTATCGCTTCTTGTTTATCTTGTAATCTCTTTTGTTCCATGTCTATAATCTCCAACATATCATCTTGTTTCGCCATTGCGTTTGTTTGGACGCCTTGTAAGTCAGTTAAATTACTATAAATCGGCTGTAATTGATGATTTAATTTATCTAATGCTGTCTCTGCCATGTTTATTATATATAAATATAAATATAATAATTCAAGGTTTGCTAATAATAATCGCTGCTATTAAAAATGTTGCACACGCAATAGCCGTCGATATATAAATCGAATTTTGATATATTTTCATTTCATTAATATCGTTCTGAAGAGCCGTTCGAATATCTTTTGATTCTTCAGGACGAAGAATAACATTGGGGTCATCTTTACCCCAATAGTGATATTTTTCGTTGTTTTTCAATAAAAACTCGCGTTTGTCTAATACGCCTACAACATTATTCGATAAATCCTCGTATTTGGTTATCATTTGACTACCTAGCACTGCATTTTCTTGTTGTAGTTCTTGAATGGTCGCTATATTTTGTCCTATAGAATTAATATCGGGTTTCGTATTGAAGGTTTGAGAAGGAACGGAGGGAACGGAGGGAACGGAGGGAATAGAGAATCCCTCTTTCCCATTATCAGTAGCATATTGGAGGTCAGCCCTATATACATACCGTTTCGTCATCTCTTTTTGAATTACTTCTGGTTGGCCTTCATAATCTTTCCAATCGATTCTCTTATATTCAGGCGTATGAAAACCAGAAAATTCCATATATATAAGTATCACATTTTCTTGAATATATAAAATAACGCAGTTGTCGCTAAAACCGTCCATAAAACACCTACATAAATAGTCGAGTCCAAAAATTTGCGCGAATCATCATAAACAGAATTCTCCCCATATACCGACTCCAATTTCTTTTCAAGACCCTGTCTCGTATTGTTATTTTGCTGAAATGTTTTCATTATCTCATGATAATGATCTAAATATTTGTTCGTGACAGCCAAATTATTCATCGCTTTCAAAATGTCCGAAAAATCCGTTAGCATCTGTAAAACATCAGCATATCTCTGACAAAGCGGTTTTTTATCATTCTCCGTCATTTTCGATTGAACATATTCGTCGGTATATCCGACATTATTGAAGGGGCTTTCGTCTATTTCGGATACATATTTCCCGGTATTTGCTATTATCTTCTTCTTAACATCCGCGATTTGGTCTTGCGAAAAATTTTTGAATGTGCTTGAGCATAGTCCAGGAATTGGATTGTTCGTGTTGGTATTCAATGATAATCCAGCAGTATCGCATTGTTTTACTTGTTTTATAGTCGAAAGTAGTTTCGAAGTTTCCGCTGATATATAATACTCGATATCGACCAAAGACATTGGCTCGGTTTTTTTATATACTGCATCTTTGGGGGCTTCTTCGGATTTGTCCATTATTCGCGATACCGGATATGAATCCCCACAACCGGGCCATAAAGGCGATTCGTATATTATATATATAGGCTGAATCATTGGGTTATCGTCTTGTTTTCTAGGCATTATATATTGATTATATAATACATATTTATTTTTTGCCCATGATGTAAATGTATCCGGAAACACAGAAGATACCAACAACAATATTAAAGACATTCAAATATTCGGTTTTATATTGGACGGTTGCGTCCATCATCGATTGAGACATCGTTACATCTTTGTTTTGAGTCGTATTGACGTGTTTTTGCAGTTGGATGTTCTCATATACTTCTTTATAATACTTGAAAACCATTTGACGTATTTGTTTATCTGTTTGCTCTAATGTATCAACATCTTTATATCCCAATGTAATATTTCCTCCAGCAGACCCGAATTGGGGTTCTTTAAAATTAGCTGTCAAATTCATTTTGATACCCTGGATGGTCTGAATTAATCCTAAACCTGCCGGAGATGTTTCTGTTCCTACTGCTGTCGTTCCTGTTCCATTATCATTAACCGTATATGTATCACAGTGAGAATGTGGTGAATCGTCAAAAACTGGCACACCAGTACATACACATTTACAGTATGTACTTCCTGTCTGTTTATTTGTTATAATCTGTGTTTGACAACCGCCGGAATAATGCCAGTGATTCATTGTACATGTTTCGCGATATTTACAACGAGGATTTTCTGTAGTCACGGTTATATACGATGTTCCTCCATCCGTATCCATGAACGGAATATCTTGCGATAGATTTGTTTGAAGGTCAAAATTGGGTTGCCAACTATTCGTTGCGTCTTGTGTCCAGTTTATGACAGAACCCGAACTTACGTCTAAAGTAACATTTTGTGTTCTTGGGTCATTCGATACTATTTTAATATTTCCATTTATATTGGCGGATTCGGATAACTGCGTGCTTAATGGCGGCGGATTTGTTAAATCAAAAGTGATTTGATTAAATCTATCGTTAAATACCATATTGCCTTTTAAAAAAGAGTTTTCGAAATCATTGTCGGGATTCAAAATAATACCACTAATTTGTGGGTCAAAAATATCTGTTATAGAAACGATTGGTTGGCCGTCTTTTATTCCTACTTTATTTGCCCACTTTATTACGGCTTGGTTTGAAAATGGAAATGTTCGTATCAAATCAGCATTTTGGCTTTGGTCAAAGGTATTGTAAAAAAAATCGCCTTGACGGTATTTTATATCGAATGTTGGCGATGGCATGCTTTATTTATATACTGATTAGAATATCTTGTAGGGGGCGAAGCCCCCTACAAGCAGATACGATAATAGTCATACATCATCGCGGTATTACTCTTACGTTGAATCTGTATGACTTGTCCAGGTCTCAAACAAAGAGCCAGCGCCTGAGAATCGAATCGAGAAATCTCTGGCAATTGTTGAAGCGACCGAATATGATATTTTGTTTTAAGACCCTCCGCCTCTTCTTTCGAAAGAATTGTTGCTTTTGGCACCAATTCGTGTTTCAAGACATTGAATTGTAGGCGTTTTATATAATGTATGACAACGAAAATCCCAGAATGGTCATAAAGATATTTCAATTTATTAATGATCGTGTCATTAGGTTGTTCATTAGTCACAACAACAAGTGTGTCTTTTTTCTCTAAAACATTTTCGATATCAAAGAGATCTTCAATCAATTGGTCTAAATTGTCCTTTCTTAACTGTTTAATGTTAAGGAGATATTTCACATAGATTTTGTGGCCATCGGTTTGTCTTGAAACCAGCATATCGAGTTGGTCATTGGCATACATGGCGTCGATTTCATTTATACTGAAGAGATCATAATCAGTAGTATTGTATCCTTGTTCTCCTAACTGTTCTATAAGGGTAACACGGGATTTATATACGGTAAGAATTCGGTTACTTGAAAGAGCCATTATAGTATAATACCTGATATTGTTTTTATATTTTCATCAATTTTATCTGTTTTACATTATACTTTTTTGACCAAAAAATTCGTCATAGTATCAAATATCGAGAACTCTGAATCTTTTTCCTTTTTTTCTTCGACTGTAGGAAACGGTATAACTGGTGCTGAACCCAATGAAGAAGACCCTCCGCCAATTGTTGTAACTGCAGGCAAACCTTCAGTTATAGAAGACCCACCTTTTTTCGCTTGTGCTGCAATTGCAGAACCATCTACTTCATTATTATTTCCGTTTATCAAAAAGATATTTGTTCCTTCATTAGCCGGTCTCGATAATAAAGGCGTATCAAATAATCCTCCATCACTTACAAATTGAGTTGAAGGTCCACCTCCATTTCCCCCATTCATAGGCATCGGGCGAGAAAGACTGCCATGTTCTACTACCATAAGACCTTCTGGACCGGCGCCATATTTTTGAACGGTTGTAAATTCATCACCAGTGCTCTTGACTTGCCATAAATTATCTTGACCTCCATATGTGGTCAAAGAAACTAGTTCACCTGGTTGAAACCCACTTGAACCACCTTTTTTGGACAAAAGAGGAGAAGAAAACATTGCGTCTGAACCTTCATCTTGAGGATATTCCGGAGAGGGTGGTAGCGGATATTCTGGAGAAGTTGGAACAAATAATCCTTCTTGACCTTCTTCGGGTGGTGAAACATCAGGGGTTTTCGGATTCCATTCTGGAGAACCTGGGACGTATTCCGGAGAATTTGGGGCGTATTCAGGTGAAGTTGGAGCAAATCGGGTTCGAGCATATCCATACTTTTTATTTCGTTCTGCTTCGGTTTCCTCTTCTTCAGCCTCCGACACAGGCGTCTTCGGAGCAGGCTCCTGTCGTCTAAGACTAAAATCAAAATTTTTAATATATTCTTTGACGGATACCTCCCCCTTTTTGTCAAGAAGGATATTCATGTTCTTCGAGAACGTCATGTTCTCTATTTGTTCTATATTGTCATCCGTAATCAGTCTCATCGCTATATTAATCGTTTGTAGTTCCTGTATCAATAACTTCAACGAATAAGGAATACGAACCACACTGAAAGTTCGTCCATGTCGGCTGATATTTTCAACTGTAAGATTATTCTCTGCAAGAGAACCTACGAATTTAAGCGGTCCATCCGCCATAGGACTCAAAAAGAGATTTTTATCGGGATTATAAACTGCTATCAATCCGGTTTTATTACAAACCGCCATGAAATACTTGTCGCTCCGCTCCATCATGGATTCCGTTAACATACTCGTTGCACCATGTGCTATAAGACTATCACGTTCCATCTCGCCTATTCTTAGACCGCCATCATTCGCTCTACCACTCACAGGTTGTCTTGTAAGAGCTGTTCTCGGCCCCTGAGTTCTGAAATTGATTTTGTCCTTAACCATGTGCTTCAAACGCATATAATAAGTCGGCCCAATGAAAATCTCGGCTTCTAATTGCCCGCCCGTCATTCCATTATAAAGAATCTCATTTCCACTTGAATGGTATTTGTGTTTCGTCAAGATATCCGCATATTGAGAAACACCCGAAGCTTGATAAGCAGTTCCGTCGCCGAAATTTCCCATAAGAGCACACGCTTTTCCAGTAATACACTCGACGAATTGCCCAATTGTCATTCTAGTAGGCAGAGCATGAGGATTCACAATAATATCGGGAACCATTCCATTTGCTGTAAATGGCATATCCGCCTCCGGAATCACCATACCAATAGTTCCTTTTTGACCAGACCGGGAGGCCATTTTGTCGCCGATTGCCGGAATGCGGATTTCTCTAACCCTGACTTTTGCTATTCTTTGGCCCTCTTCGCCCTCTGTAATAAAAGATTTATCTACTATACCCAGCTGGCCCTTCTTTGGCGTTTTCGAAGCATCCTTTCTCAATCCAGTTTTTGCGTCGATTAATGTGCTCATTCCTATGAGAACCATCTTGTCATGCACTTCGGTTCCTTCTTTCACCAATCCATATTGGTCCAAATGTTGGTATTCATAACCAGGTTTTGTTCCTATGATATTTGGCGTCTTCTCGATATTCGTAAATAATTTCTCAGATTCGGCCTTCCCCGAGGCATCCATTACTTTTTCTTCGTGTGTCTCGTAGGTGGAATAATAGGTTGTCCTGAAGAGTCCGCGTTTCAATGCTCCTTCGTTCACCAAGACAGCGTCCTCCATATTGTATCCTGTATAACACATAATAGCAACTATTGCGTTCATTCCGTAGCAGTTCTCTTCCCCATTGATATATTCCGTATATCTCGATTTAACAAGGGGAATTTGAGGATTGTTCAAGACAACCGCCGACTTATCCATTCTCACTTGGTAATTTGTATGGTATAGCGATACCGCCTGTTTGCTCTGTCCACAAGAGAACGAATTACGTGTAGCGGGGTTATTTTGAGGGAAGGGAATCAAATTACACATCATTCCGAAGGTCAATGAAAGATGAATTTCCATATGAGTATGCTCTGGTGTTATACCATCGGGTTTCAAAGCAATATAGATGCCTTCGATCTCGCTTGTATCGACATATTCGATAACAGCCTTGTTCTTGATAAATCGCTCTAATTTCATAGGATTCACTTCAGAACCCACATCGGGATATAACTCTGGCAGTTCATATATTTTCATAGGATTCCAGCCATCGGCCTTCTCATTGAATCCTGCAATTAATTCTTTCCAGGTAAATTCGTTGTCTTCTATTCGGGTTTTAATGGGAGATGGATTCTCGAAAAAGAATCCTGTTTCAGAACGATAAAAAACCGGTCGAGTCAATCGGCCTTCGTCGCAATATATCTGTATGGTATTCTGGCGGATGTCAAAAAGGATACTCATATAAATGGGCAAGAGGCCATTACGACGGAATGCCTTGACATAGCTGACGCAATGGTATGGGTCTTCGACAACACCAGCCCAGTATCCATTGACGAAAACCTTCGTATATTGATTCAATAAAACGGGCGGACATTCTTCTACATATTGAAGCCTGGCTTTCTTTCTCAGCCATACAAGAATAGGTTCTCGCGATATTCCCTTTGTGATATATGTCGAAATAGTTAAGTGTTTATGCATACCAATATTGGCTCCATCGGGGGTATCGATGGGGTCGAAATAGCCCCATTGGGAGGCATGGAGAAGACGGGGACCCACGATTTTTACGGAACTGTCCATCGGCAAATTCGTTTTTCGTAAATGCGAAAGCATAGTTGCATGAGAAAGCCTATTTATGTCTTGGAGAACACCTATGCGTTTTGTATGCGCCTGGGTTCCCCAGTTTCCCTTGAAACCCTTTTTGAACCATGATTCTACAAGACGATTATTGAAAAAATCCTTGTGGTCGTTTATTAGGGAAGGTAGATTGGCCTCATACATATCCTGATTGAAAAAGAGGACTTTTTCATACCATAATTGGATGTATTTCTGTTGTAAATTGTAAGTCTCTCGAAAAAGGTCGCTGATAATAACTCCAGGAGTTTCAATACGTTTAAACTTGTAACTATCGCGATTGGTCTCTTGGTCGATTCCCAAATGGACTTTTATGAGCCTGAAAACAATGTATCCCAAATAATATGCTTTCTTTGTGAAATTCATTTCTCCAATATGCGGAAGGAAATAATCCGCCAAGATTTCTAAAACGGTTTCGGTTGTTTTTCCCTTTGTGAGAACTGCAATGAATTCTATTGCGGCTTTCTGGGTCATTATTCCTCCGGCTTCATGAATAGAGGGGATGAAAATATCGACCATGTCTGCATATTTTTTCAAATCATATATACAAAGCGAAATAATATCTTTGTCTGACAGAATACCGAGGGCCCTGAATAAAATAAACAAAGGGACAGGTTTTCTTACATTGGGGATATTTACTACGATGTTCTCATTGGAGAACTTTCCACTGACTCCTTCACCTACAGCTACTCCAGCCGGTGCTTTTATTTTAACAGACAATGTGCGGATAGGTTTCGACACATTCTCCGAAACAGAACGGATAGATGCCGTAGCTAAAAACTCAGCATCATCACCCTTCTTGACATCGAGCATGTTATCAGCGAATTTCTCTTGTGGAATAATAATTTTTTCTTTACCATCAATTATAAAATATCCACCGTGGTCATTGCGGCATTCACCCATTTGGAACCTAAGATCAGGCGAAAGACCTCCTAAAATACAAAAATCAGACTGGACCATAATGGGGAATCGACCCAAATAGATTTTTTCCAACATCATAGATGTCTTCTGGACATTTTTAGAAATCATCGATTTTTCAGTCAATTCGCGCATTTCACCGGTTTCTTTTGGCGTGATTGCGTCCTTCTTGATTTTAGGTTTTTTGAAAGGCTTCTTTACAGGGGCTTTTGGGCCTCCACCTTCGACTTTTTCTTCTCCTACCAGTATTCGTCCAGAAGATGATTCACCTTTAGGATTCGCTTTGAAGTTCTCATATTTGCCTTCTTCTTCTGAATCGGAATCTTCGGTAGATAGTCTGACACCCGAAGGAGCAACAGCTTTAGGCAATTCGCCCTCTTCTAATATATCGATAAATTCGATTTCAACATCGTAATGGATAGTCATTCCATATGTCATATTTCGGAGCCGGGCTTCGTTTGGATACATATAGTGGGGCCTGTTTTCGTCATAAATGACGGGTTTCCCAAAATAAAGCTTGTCTCCTTCTTTGCCGCCCATATATAACAACGCTTGCGATCTATATTCGCCGAATCCCAATTCAGGATTCGTTTTTCCTGTAGATGGGTCATATCTAGCTAAATTTGGGTCGTATCTTGATTGAATTCGAATAGGATTTTTCTCTTTGAAAATCCTGTAAATCCCTGAAGAATAAAAATCGTTGAAGGATTCAATATGATGTCTTACTAAACATTGGGAGTCATTCTTAAAAAAAGAATGAATAATATTCCAATTAACAGTATCATCCATCCCTTTTGATATATATACTTATGTGATTTTATCTATGTGATTTTATTTTTTTCACCTATGAAATATATATTTAGTTATTTTATAATGGACGTTGCCACAAGCCTTTTCGCCCCTTTCCAAAACCACGACCTCTGCCTTTGGTTTTATTTCCTCTCTGTTGCTGGGTTCATTCTCCTTGCTTTTGCTGTTATTACTGGACTCTACTACGGATTAACCCAGAAGAAGAACTCTGCTTTTTTCATGTCGCTTTTCTTCGTCGCTACTTGGTATTTGATTTTCTATTTCCAGAACCGTCTTTTATACACGATGTGTGTCAAATCTCTTTAAGGGGACGCAGTCCCCTTAAGAACCCTGCTTTAACCTTCGGTAAGGTTCGAAACTCCGTTTAAGGAAACAAATTCCCCCATATTATCTCTATTTACCTCCTGTTGGAGTATATTTTCGGTTTAGGTAATAATCGATGTAGTTATCATGAAAGATTATATCTTCATGAAAAATTGCGTAATAATCGTTTAAATATCTGGGTTTTAGCCCTATAATATAGTATATGGATATACTCTATTATAGTAATCATTGTCCTCATTCTCAAAAAGTCGTACATTATATCTCTAGAGCAGGTCTTATAGATAAATTAAACGCGATTTGTATTGATAAACGTAAAGTCGACCCTAATACAGGTCAAGTATTAATCCAATTAGAAAATGGCAAAAATATTATGCTCCCTCCAAACGTCCATAGTGTACCAGCACTTTTAGTCGTGAAAAATAATTACAATGCCATTTTTGGAAAAGAAATAGTGCAATATTTCGAACCCGCTGTAAAAGAAGCCACTAATGTAGCACAGAAAAATAATGGAGAACCCATCGGGATTTCTTTGACGCCGTCTAGCGCCGGCGTTACTATTATGTCTGAACAATATACTCTTTATGACCTAACACCGGATGATTTGAGCGCAAAAAGCCAATCTACAAAACGACCCATGTATAATTATGTCAGTGCAACCAGTCATCAATCCTATCAAATACCTACTCCGCCGGATACTTATCGACCTGATAAAGTCGATTCATCGCTTACTTTAGAAGACCTAGAGAATAAGAGAAATACTGAGGTCTCTGGTGGAGCCCCGGCTACACCTTTCGGGTTTTAAGTAGGGGGCTTTGCCCCCCTATGACCCCCCTCCCTTATTATGGATTTTTGAAGTTGTCAAGAAGATATATTATGTTCATGATTTTCGGTTGAATTTATTTTTTGTTTGTCTACTTTTTTTCTTATTGTATTTTGTTGTATGTCTTTTTTGTTTTTTATTTTTTTTAATAGTTCCTCCTCCGCGTCTAGTTCTGCGTCTATCTTCACTTCTGCTTCTTTTTCTAGTTTGAGGGGGTTCTTCTCTATCTATACTTCGGCTTATAGAACTTTCTATTATTTCTGTTTTGATTTCTTCTATGGCTGGATGTTGTATAGGTATTATTACTGATTCCTGCGAATTTTTATGAAATATTTTTTCAAATATAGAATTATCGACTGGTGTTGTAACACTACGTTCAAATCCATATTTTCTATAAAAGGATTCTGCTTCTGGTAATGAAGATAATATTATTTTACGTTCATATTCAGACGCCGGATCACATCTATCAATTCCACAATTTACAGCATTTATCAAAAAATTCAATAATGTTCCTCCTCCTATTTCAACGCAACAAAATGTATCGACTTCAACACAATCGTGTTGTTTATTGAATGAAAATGATAATATGGTATGTATTTTCGTATGATTAACATCTGTGAATCGTATCAGAGTAAAACATCTGCTACTAGAAAAAGATTTTGATAAAAATTGATTTTCTAATTTATTACACTTCATTTTTTTGATAAGTGTAATAATATCCGCATCACCCTTTATTTTCGGGGTTAATTCTTGAAAATGTATATCTGTTTGGATGTAGTCAGCTGACCCAGACGAATGTATTTTTTTGTTAGCAGGATTTCCTTCAATACAACATTCGTATATATTATTCATTATTTCTTCACCTTCGAATATAATATTTGTAGCCTTTTTTATATAATACAAAGATGTCATATTATATAATAACTATATTATTGTTCTTACACTATAAATTAATAAATTATCCATTGAATAAATAAATATAAAAATATTATATTAAAAATATTAATCAGAAAAATGAAATACAGAATAAAATTTTTTCAGGATTTTGCTCTACAGAAGAATGTAAGCAGGTATTTGAAAAGATTTGTCAAGTAGAATTAATGGACAATTATGGTTCTGAAAAAGATATTTTTATTGTTACAGACGACTCATATACACACGTTATTATTATTAATACAGCTATGCCTAATTTAAATATCCCAAAAGAAAACGTTATTGGATTAGCATATGAACCACCGGCGTTTATGACGCCTAATACTAGAGAGTTTATTACTTATTTACAAAATAATGTATCTAAATATTTCATTGGTGATAATTCTAAACTTCCGCTGCCATTTGTTTCAGGACACTGTTATCAATGGTATGCTGCTCCGTCTTATATAATTCCTGTAAAAAATAAAATGATGTCTATGATGGTGAGTCAAAAAAATTACGCGCCAGGACATCAATATAGACATACTTTGGTGAAAGCAATTTTAGAAAGTGATTTAAATATTGATATTTATGGCCGAGGTTGTCCTCTTTACAATGACCGCCGGATAAAAGGTGCTTTTGAAACCGATAGTGTTATGTTCGAAAATTATTATTTTCATATTTGTATTGAGAATTTTTCATTACCTGATTATACTAGTGAAAAATATATGAATCCTCTTTTATTGGGAACTACACCTATTTACTGGGGTTCTAAAAACGTTCTTTTTCCTGATTATACTATACGACTTTCAGGAAATGTTGTACAAGATATGGAGCTACTTCGAAAAATATGGAATAATCCATTTGAATATAAACGCGATATTTCACAAGAATTAGTACGAAATAAATTGAATTTATTAAAAAATTTGGATACAATTTTTCATAAACCGATATAAAATAATTTTATTATAAAATATAAAATGTCAAGAGTATGTGTTTTACAAACTGATAATAGATTGAATTTAGATTATCTTTTATTAACCCAAGAAGTAAATAAAAGATTTTGTCAATATTACAATTATGAATATTTATTTATAGAAAATATTGAAAATAAATATGGGAATATTCATCTTGCAAATAATAAAATATATATTATAAATGATATTTTACATATTGATAAATATGATATTATTATATTTATGGATTCAGATGCTTGGATTCAAAACAGCGAATATTTGGTAGAATTATTATCTTATTTAATTAATAATCCTGATAAACAAGGGTGTTTTTCAAGAGATCCGTATCTAATGCATGCAACATTTATAAATAGTGGTTCATTTATATTAAAAGTAAATGATTATACTCGAAACATGTATAAAAATATAATTGCTAATTTTGAAAATAAAAATGTTCCGAATCATTTTTTGATAAATCCAAACGATCAAAAATTTATTAGTCCTTATGTTTTTGAAAATAAAGATAATTTTATTATTTTAATACCAGAAGGATTGAATACACCAGAAGGAATAATATTGCGACATAATTGGTGGAAAAATCAAAAAATGTATGATGATTTATATATTAAACTAAATCGTATACAAGTGAATAATGATTTATTGGATATTGAAAAATATTTAGATAAAGAACCATTCCCTGTTATGTCAAATTACGGAAATGAATATAGATAATAAAATCGATATAAAAATATAACTATAGAAAATATAATCCTATGTCCGATAAGACCACTATTCTACGCGCATTTAACAATACTTTTTTCGAGTTTTTGACCGCTGTTAATGAGATTTTCCCCGATAATACCGACATTAAAGATGCCAAATTGGGTTTAGAACTTTTAAAAAAGGCAAACCCGACTTGTATTGTAAAGGCCTGGCATTATTTTGTTTATGAACCGTATAAGACTGAGATAGCAAAGGGGGATATAACCTTCTTTTGTGACAAGGATTACCAGACCGATTTAGCCTATATGTCGAATTCCGATGAAATCATGAAGGCTATTAATCGTATTCGTGACCCAGTGAAATCTATGGGCGAAGAGAACAAGGCAACCGCTCTAAAATACGTAAGTAATTTGTGTAAGCTCTCTGATGTTTACAGTAAATTAACCGTGTAAACCCTTGAAGATTTCACTGGTATAAATCTTCACTGGTATAAAACTAGTAAAATATAATTTATTATTACATGTGCTGTTATACATATAGTAAAAATGTTTACTAAAAACACAATAATTACAAATCCTGAGGCAATAAACAAATGTGTTTGATTGATATTTAAGTTCGGATTTTCATGATTATTTTCGATAAGGGGGTCAATCATGTTTTCAGTAACGGTGTTTTGTTTGTATGATTGAATTATAGCCCGAATTTGTATGAACCTTTCCCGAGATATTTGTGAAATAATTTCTATATAAGAACAATACTTGCGACACATAGGACAATTCTCTTTAATTCGAATATATGATATTAGACAAGAATCGCAAAACAAATGAGAACAAGGGGTTATAACCATATTGTCAAAAGAGTTTTGTTCTAAACAAATAGCACATTCTTCTACAGGATTCTTAATCCAAAAATTGCGAAGGGCTCTTATCAATGCTGTTCGTCTTTTTTGTGGGTTTCTATATGTTACTTTAAGACCATATCGATTCACTAATTCTAAGAGTTGTAAAGTAGTCAATCGATTGAGAATATGGTACATCTTTATATATTGTCTAGAAAAGACATTATATAAATCAATTTTACTTAATCTCTTTCATATCGTTCTTCCATTAAGACAATGCTTTTTATATCATCCCACGTCTTGTAATCGTGAATCCTTATTTCATAATCGACTGTTGATTTATATTTTTTTGACAAATCATCGTTAGTGAATTTATCATCGCTATATATCAAAAGAGGCATTTCCGCTGGTTTCAAGTGATATTCTTTTAGTATTCTTTTTGCTTCTTCGGAAGATTTGTATAGGGACAAATCAAACCCCATATCATAATGAATTTCATAGAAATATCCTTTGTCTTTTTTCAGATTTATATAATTTATAGTATTATCCTTGTAGTAAATATATAAATTTTTTTCGATATAATAATCACACCCCATATTCAATGTATTTTTATAATTATTTTTATAATTTTTGTAATTATTATTTGATATATGAAATGAAATAATTGGCGTAAATGTAAAGAATAATACTGATAGAACTTTATAAAAAAACATTTGGATTATATCCATATACAACCCTTGTTTTTACATTGTTTTTACTGAATATTTTATTCTTTCGGGGTCAAGTAGAATAATATCTCCGTGGGGGCCAATTCCAAAATAGACTTGTAAATTACGGGCCGACGCATAATGACCTTGTTTTCAGTATTCAATGACGGGATATATACTTCTTTATGGAGTCGCTGAATAAGCATATAGTAGTTTTTAGGCATCTGAAGGCTCTCTTTCTTAATGAAATGAGAAACATAATACTGATGAACCTTCGTGACAAATCCTGTAAGTTGATTATAAAACTCGCTGAAAAATCGCTTGTATTTCGGAAAATGCGCCAAGAATTCCATGACCTTTCCCATTCGTAGGAGACAAAGATACTGATAATGAAGACTCGGGTTATTTCCTCGTAAAGCCTTGACTTCCATATATGCCGGATTTTCCGAACTCGAACGGTCACCCGTAGATAGATTCAAAAACATAATACCCGGAAGTGTCCATGGCATTTCTTCAGCAGGATCTACTTCTCTTGGGAATTCTATGACTTGATTAACTCCTGAGAATACGGACCATGCCTTATATATTTCTGGTGAAATATATTCGACAGTATTATTTTCTGACAAAATACAATAAACCGCCACCAAATATAAGCGAGGATTTTTAATGTCCAAAACAATATGATTGGCTGGATGTTGGAGGACGAAGTTATAACAAATTCTTGACCCCTCTGCGCCCGTCGGAAGTTCTTTTATTGAAGCCACGTCATTAATATCTTCGTCTTCAGTTGCTCCGAAAACATCCAAAAACATACGACGAAATGTCTTTTGTTTTTCTCCATCAATCCCTGCCATTCCTATATATTCTGTCCTGTAGAACCAATAATTCGCGCCTACTGCGCCCTTTGATGCCAATTCCCATGCGTTTATTCGGTCGTCCCAAAAAAGCGAAAGCATTGTCCCTTCGACCAATTCCGTTATATTTACATCGACCTGGCTCTCGATTCTTTCATTGAAAAGGTCTAGGGTTATTGATTTCGGCGGGCTGAAACAAACGAGTTGGTTTTCAGGATTCGAAAAGACAATTGACCTGTATTTTCCTAGTTTCTCATCGTTGTCACAGACGTATTTTTCATCGTATTTCAGGACGGTATAAGATAGGCCCGTGGTTTTTACGGTGGATATTTTGTTTATAATTTTTTCGGTTTTGATGTCGAATTCGAGTTGCATTATGGAGTCTATATATCTTTATGAATGTATGTTTATATTGTTTTACACGGACATTATATTCTTGCCATTGATATAAATTTTATTATCATAATCGTGATATAAATCAAAACATTTCATTTCATTCTCAGATGAATATGTTGGAATATGTTTGCTCGATGAAAAAGATAATACTCCTACAATAACTTTCAAGGTTTTTGCTTCGTTTTTTTTATTATATTTTTTTGAGACCTTTCAATAAACTATATTTGACCTCTGTATCTAATTCTTCATGATCATCAGAAATATAATAACTGCAATATTTTTCGTAATATGTCTTTTTACTTTTTCCAACCCTGTAAATAAAACTAATAAATGGCATGTATATATAGATAATTGTTTATCTTTATATACACCAATGATAAATCAACAAATGGAACTACCAACAGAGATTGTGAATCTTATTCTGGAATTTGCCGGAAAAATAAAATTGAGAAATGGAAAATATATGGACCAAATATGTTTCGAATATAAATTAATAAATGAAAATGTCAAAAATAAAATAAAATGTATTCCATTAAATAATACATTTCATGAAAGTATTTGGCTTATTCCTTCGAAAAATGGCGTAAGACATCTTTCTTACTATGAAACGACAGATGAAGATTATGAATTGAATCGGTTTGAAATTATAAGACACTTAAATATTTACCATCGTTACCATATAACATTCCGGAAAATAATTCCTTATACATTTTTATGTAAAATCCGGCAAATAATATCATGGATATTTTATCTTCATGATTCTTCGGTGCAACCTTATTACGTAGATTATGATTATGAATATGAATGATTATAATAATTTAATCAATCCTTTTACATTTTTATACCACACCTCAAATTTTATATATTTTCCTACATAAATATTATCTAAATTTGGGTGTCGATGACTATCTATTACGAAATCGTCTTTTGTCAAACAGGCCAACCATTCTTTTATCTTATCATATTCAGGATCACTTTCAAAAGTTTTCATGAATTCCATCGCTATAAGTGCATAATCTATTCTATCAATATTTATAAAAATGTCACAAAGAGTATAATATATACTGTCTTCGATTGATTGTGTTTTATATGAATTATCAGCATATAACAAGATATATTTGATATCGTTTACGAAAATAGCATGAACCATATAAAATTGAAATCCCTTTTATGTCATAAAGGTATATTATATATAGTCTCGATTGAATGAATTGTTTATTAACCAATCCTGGAATCAGAACCATCTTCGAAAACATGCTCTCCCATAATAGCAAACCTCGTAGAGTAAAGAACCCGAAAGGTGTGTCAGTAGAAGTCGTCTTAGACGATGTTGAGATTCAGCGCCAATATAAAGTTGCCATTGCAAGAAGCTGTAAAGAATGTTATTCGAACAAATGGGATTATTATAAAATATACCTTCGGAATCTCTATGGCCATTTACGATTTAATATGGATACATCGCTCGATATTATTGATAGACTCAAAGGGAGAATTGAAGAGAGATTGTCAAACACAAGTACTGCAGAATCGTTTTTCGTCGCCGATTTATTAAAAGAAAACAAGTATTCGTCAAAGTCTACTAGGAGACCGGGTGTCACAGTGAAGTTGTTTCATACTTTCTATAATGACCGGGAGGTCATGGTGAAAGTATATGTTTATGACCCTATGTGTGAATCGTTGCGCGAATCCATTGAATCGAATTTTGAAAACGAAGTCTTGTTTCAGATTTACGCGAATAGGCTTCAGGGAAAACTCGATTTCATTTCTCCAGAATTATATTCCTGGGGGCAAATAAGGACACATATGTTTACTCGCGATGGATACAAATACAAATGCCTGTTTTTATTCATGGAATATATTCATGGGGTCACCCTTAAAGAGGCGACCTACAGCACCCAAAATATGAGGAATATTTACGAAAGAGTCAGAAAAATAAATGAGGACTTGTCGGGGAATCTACTTCATCATAACGATTTGCATTGGGGCAATATTGTGGTTAAGAATCATGACTCCCCCTTGCCGGATATTGTTGTATTGGATTATGGCGAGGCATCTATGGGACCCAGGAGACCGTTTTTCATGTTTTGAATCTATAAAATTGATTTGTAAATAAAATATTTTTTATTTAACACTTTATATCTTTCATGACAACCGAAACTATCGTTATATATGGTTTATTCAACTTAATTTCCGGTTTTATAATTATCGACTATTTAATGCATCGATTTGTATTTTATAAAGAGAATCAACGAGAACTATTAGAACTGCAAAGCCAATTCGAAAATTATAAAACTCGACAAAAGGCAGAGTTATATTCTCTTGATATTGAACAACAAAACCGACTTGTAGCATGTTCTACAAGAATAACTGAATTAGAAAGATTGATGAGTGAATTACAGATACAAATAAAAATGAAGATTCGTTCGACTAATTTTGTAGAAAAATTACAAGAAACAATAGTAAATGTTAACTACAATTTTGAAAACTATAAACGCGAATCTTTGGAAAAAATAAAACAAATTTATTATTATTATAAAACTGTTCGGCATGGGTTACATAAACCAGAAGAAAGATGTGATAGACATTCTCTTCTCGAAGACGCAATTGATGGGGTCTTTAATTACTTTTATAATATTACGTTTGACTACGAAACACAGTCGCATATATTATACGATAGAGAAACTATCTGGAAGAGTGTTCCGGAATATATATCGCTTAGTAAGTGGGATAAATATAAAAAACATTAATTTATTCCGCAATATTAGTATATATATTTTTTTGGGAATACTGAAGGTATAAAAAAGTATAAATATATACTATATGAACGGTTTAGATAAATCTAAAAAAATAATAAAAAGAAAACCGCTAACAGAAAAACAGGTGATTCAAATTATGACAAAGAGACGGGCTTGTATTGAAAAATTCCGGAAAACTTTGAAGAAGGCTCCAATTAAGGCACTTAGAAAAAAGAAAGAAAATAATGAAGCAGAAAGTCCGGTTGGTCCTGAAGAAGAAAGAGAACAAGGAGAAGAAGTAGAAGGAGAAAAAGTAGAAGGAGAACCTGAAGAAAACCCGAAGCCTAAAAGAACACGAACAAAGAAGGCTCATGCTATTATAAAAGAATCCAAACTATAACCGGACATTGATAAAGATGACCTCCTCCAGATAATCCAAAAGAGAACAAAAAAAGATAAAATAAAGTTATCGAACCTTCTTGACCAATTGATGAATCGCTAGTTGGAGAACCAGAAGTCTAGAAAGAAACTAGTTACACCTTTGCACCTTTAAAAGGTAATTTATCAGTTGCAAAGTAACAGTTACCAAAGCACGTATAAAGAACGCCCACCGTTAGGTGGGCGTTTTAAATGTGCAATGGTGTAAAAAACAAAAGAAAACGCAGAGAATCCAAAAAATATTTTATAATTCCCTTTAGGATACTGAAACGTCCATCGGTATAAATAAATATTCTATTATTCTATAATAGAATGTCTCAAAAATATCGAGAATTAAAAAAAGATGAAGTAGATAAAAATCAAGAAGAAAATAAATCTGAAGAAAAGGAACCGACCAGCGAAGAAGAAATATCAGAAAAAGATGACGATGACGAAGAAGAAGAATCGGGAGAACAAGAAGAACAAGATGGTAAAAAACAAAAATCCCGAATGAAACTCAAACTCGGTGATATTATACAAATTCTCGCGCCTACCAATGAACTTCTACATGAAAATACGTTTTTTATTGAATACATAGACGAGAACCGCGTGGTTGTCATCGACGTCGCCAGTATAGAACAAACACAATTGAATCGCGACCCTGAAACATCAGTTTTCACAGATAAGTCTATAAAAGAAATCATTCTTATTTCGAGAAGCCCCGAAGCAGGTTATGCTCGTCAAAACAATTTGGTCCCTGGAACTTGGGTAGAAATCCATATTGGAGGCGATGTTTCCACCATAATAACTGGAGAAATCACCAGTTTAGAAGAAGACCAAATCGAAATCCGTACTGTTCCTGAATTAGATGTTATCTACATTGATTTCGAATACAAAGGAATCCCCGAATACATTCCTATCAAGAAAATCATTATTCGTGACAAACCAGCGCTTTATGGAGAGATTAAAGAAATGAATGAAGAAGAAGGTCAAGAACAACCATCTTCTGAACCCACTATGGAATATTTAGAAACCGGCGAAGCCATTATACATGCTGAAGAAAACGCAGAAGAAGAAGAGAACGTCCTCGATTTACTCAGGGTCGAAGTAGCAAAATCCAAGCAGGTCGTTTTCGGCGAGGATTTAGATGACATCGAACAATTCGTCGAACTCCCTGAAAGCAAACGCCGATATGGCCTAGAACTCCAGACTGGAAGTCTATTAGACGAACTTCTTTCTACTATACCTGCTACAAAGAGAACCCAGCAAATCATGTCAAGAATACATACTTTGATAGCAAGATACAGGGAACTCCGTAATACGTTCTCGACATTCAACGAAAATGGCGATGTTTCCTCATATAAAAGAAATAATCCACAACTACATAAGCCCATCATTGAAAGAATCAAATCTATGGATACCAAAATCGACTGGGTTCTCCCTGTCGTCTCCCTTAAAAAGAAGATTTATAGAACAACCGACGAATATGACGCAGAAGAAGATGATAATATTATGGGCGATACGGAATCATTCCTTTTTGACAGAGTTCTCACAGATGAAGAGGAGGTCAAGAAGAATACATATTATAATGATCGCACACTAGCAGATGAAAGCAAATATTATAAGGTCTATCAGCAGTTGGCCGATCTAGTTAGGCCTTTCGAAGACCCCGCCGAACACCCTGGATTTTTGGAAAAAGCCGAAGTAAAAACTGCACTAGAAACCATCGTAGATAATTATGACGAGTTTTACAGTTCGGTTGTCAAACAGGAATCTATAGTGAAACGTCGGTATGTCATACAGAAATACGATTTGGGATTAAATAAACGGACACTTGTTAAGAAGGGCGACCGAGAATTCGTCGAAACATCGGCGATGACGAAACCCGATAAAGCCTTCGTGAAATCCGTCATTACATTACCCGCTCCGGTTGTCCAGTGGTCGCGCGTTAGAATGCCTGAAACGAGCATTTTGGAAAAATCGAATCTTCATATGTTCTCTCTTATGATATTCCGGCTTTTGAAGAAAAACAAAGAAATCGCGCCGTATGTTATCGAAGATTTGGCCGAAGAAATCCGGCAAAAACCTGGGAGAAAACTTAGAGGAGACCGAGCTCAAGAGCAAGTTCCAGCTGAAGGAGATGAAGAACCAGATGATGATTTCCTACAGGACATGCGACATTATGTTCTTTCTGACATCCAGCAGAGGGTCGAAGATGACAACAAATTCGAAAAATTCTTACAGGCTATTATCCCGAAGACTAGAACCTTGATTCGCCTCGTCCGCAAATATATAACTCAAAAACTCTCATTCGTAGCTGTCGTCCAAGCATTAGAACCCTTCTACATTTATTCCAGCGATATTTCTTATAAACAATATTTGGAGATTCGCGCTTTTATTATCGACCAAATCGACAAAAAGAAGAAAAATCTAGATGAACAGAGGAAAAATTTCGGCTCTCTAGCGACCCACAAATTCGCCGTCGACCCTTATGTTCTCTCTATCCTCCGTTTTTTATTAGAACGACCAGAGTTAGTAGATACTTTCTTGACAGGATACAGACTTCCCGATAAAGAAGTCCTTCAGAAGAGCTATACTACGGCAGAAATAATTAAAAAACTACTAGATGTCGACAATGGTGTCCTTTTGACAACCTTGATACAGAGTCTCATGTCGGCCCTTCATATGCCTAAGAGTCTTTCGGAATTATTCGAAGAATCACCCATCGATGATATGACTCAGGCAGAAAAAGTAAAAGCCCGTGATTGTCACAAAAGGGTTCTCACAAAGAAATATACGTCTATGGCGGATTTACAGAAGGATAATAACAAAGATATCTTTTATGACAAAGAATACGATGACACACCGTATGAAATATTGAAGAAATACAAGGACGAACAATCGAAAATGTCTCCAGATAAATTCGAAAGATTTTTGGTGGAGAATTTGGTTCAAAAACACGGGGCTTCTAGAGAGGCCGCTCCAGAATTAGCCAAACAAATGATAAAGGGCAAGAAGGAAGTGGCTGAAGGCGAATATGCGCTTTTTATAGACCAACCCGAAATAGTCGATGTTCCAGAATCATTGGAAGAACGCCGTAAATTGAAAGCGGATGCTCAAAGACATTCTAAATCGATTTATTATTATAGAAAGGGTCAAGTATGGATTCATGAACGCGAATTAGACGACGAAGCATTCCTTGATACAACGGATTTATTCTGTAATGTCAAAAAAGAATGTGTGTCAACAGCCGTCGACCCCTTTGTTGATAAATGCTTGTCTACTGAAGAGGCCGATAAACGGTTAGAAGCCATTAATAGGCGGAAAATCGAAGGTGAGTTCAACCAGAGATTCGAATTGGCCACCGAGGATATGCAATCGGTTATTCAGAATAAACTGGTCGACCATTTGAAATATTTACAGAGCTGGATACGTATCCAGAGTGTCCAGAAAGAACGCTCTAATAATGTCGCCTATCAAATCGGGCTAGAAGCCACGAAATATGTAGATGCTGTTATTTCGCCTCATTTGGAGCTACGCGACCGTATCTTAGGTCAATCAGATTTTGTCAGGAAGCAGCATCATATATTACGCCTTTATGACACCTACTGTAGAGAACCTATGGATCTTTTGGCGGAAGACGTTGGATGGAAATATTGTAAGGCCACCAATACTAAATTGTTGCCAGCATTCCTTTATGAACTAGCAGCGACTTTCGTTCAGGGTGGCGATTACCAATTGAAATTGGAAGAAATTTGTCATACACATGGGCTCATGAGTGATTCTGGCGATGCCATCGTGGATAAATTTAGTGGGTTTGCTGTTAGGGCCATCGATTTTGCCGAAGAAGATGGATTCGATGATGCTGGATTCAAAGTAACTACTCATGCGTTTATTCAAAAGGGGGAAGTAGATAAGGCCGTCGAGAATATTTTGGATATGTATTCTAATAAAGACGAAAAACAAGTCTGCGAAGGCGAACGGGCACAGATGATTTGTAATTTACTAGGCGGACTGGCTGTTCAGATAGGCCACCCTTTCGCCGAAATACGTGATTTCTGCGTCCGTATTATATCGGCCCTTTGTGACAAACTCATCGATACTGAAGAGAAATATAATCGGGAGGCCAAAAAGGCAGAAGAGAACAAGGGAATCAAATTACCCCCCTATAAAACGCGTAGCCAACAATTGACCATTCTTATAACGGCTACAGTTCTCTTCATGACCATTCAGACGGAAACTCCTTCGTTCCAAACGAGTAAATCTATGCCTGGTTGTGTGAAATCTTTTAAGGGATACCCGCTATCTGGTGAAGAAGACTTGACAGGTATTCATTATATGGCGTGTGTTCTCTCTAAGATGGAAAAGAAGATAGAACCATGGAATACTATTAGCAAATTGACTACAGCAATGATCCAAGAACAACTCAAAAAAATATTAACGGTTGCTTTAAAGAATGCCGAAATAGATGTTCGCTATTTAAAGAAACGCGAATACATGATTGCTAATGATGCCGATGAAATTCCGGACGAACATTCTATTGACAAATGGCTTCATTTCTTGCCTCCGTTGGTTCCTATTTCGGTTACGACAGATTCGGTTAGCCCCGATTTTAAAGACGGATTATTATCGGCCATGCGGAAGGGTCAAAAAGGACAACACAAGGATTTGCTTGCGTTGCGTTCGAAAATCGGGCAATTGGGGTTCTCACTTATTACGGATATTCAGAAGATAGTCAAAGACAAAGAGTTATTATTGGTCGGCGCTTCAAGTGGAACGCCTTATTTACAGAATGTTTGTTGTAATGAGAAAGAGCGAGTGCCGATTCTCTATTTCAATGAGGAGAACCATGATGTTTTGCGCATCGTCAAAGCTATAAAATCTCTGTCGATTTTCGTGAAAATGACTACTGAATTATCTAAGCCAGCGATTCTTTTTGACCCTCGCGACAGAACTTTGAAATATCCTCCTATTTCGGGACATATGACGGAGGCCAATATATATTCAGCTTTCATTCATTATTGTCAGTTGGATAAAGGCGCAGGAGTTCCCTCGAAATTTCACGCCTTTTTGACAGATATTCCTGTAGGATATAATCCGAAGGGTTCTCTAGAAGAGAAAATAGATTTCTTGAAACGCCATGATAAGAGGTTCTCTTTGGCCCAATTCACAGAATTACTACAAATCGTTAGTAAAGAGAACATCGTTGAATTAGAGCAACCGCCTGTATATAATCGGTCAGAGGTCTTGAAGGATTTAATGCTTCATTTTGATGAGTATACTTCTCCTGTTATCGATAAGGATTTGCGAGAGAACATTTATAGGGTTCTCACGAAATACGACAAGACGAAATTGATAACTCTTTTGGATGGGGAAGAGAATGACAAATTGCCCGAGCCGGAGAAACAGAAGATTGCTGCTATGCGAACTCTTAAAAACGGATTGGCAGATATTATTCGTGACCAATTTAAACCGGCTGTTTTGGATTTTTTGAAGAAATATGGGAAAACTGGCAAACGCGATTTCGATAAATTGTCGGAGTTTATTGGCACCTTTGTGACATCTTGGGCGTCTTCTATAAACGGAGGGTCCGATTTGTATAAAATTGCCAATTTCATCAAAAATGCAGTATATGAAATGACGAGTGTTTTTCCTAATATATTAATAACCAATGTTACGAATGTATCTCGAGTTCATCCTTATTGGGGTCTTGCTCAAGTAGACTCTATTCGTATCTATAATAGTATCTCGGCTTATTACCAACCTTTGGGCGAATTTCGCGAAGATGTTGTATTGACCAGATTATTATTAGAAGTACAAACCAAATTTGTGGATTTGAGGCTCTTCTTTGAGAACCTGCCTATTCACGAATCAATTCGGGTCGGTTCTCATGATTATTTTTCTTTTTTTGACAGAGAGACCATTGAATTATTATTGGAATATGTTTTCTTGTCTGTCCTACATGAATATATCATTGCAACGGACCAGATAGATCTTATTCGAATGGATAGTGTCGAACAGAAGAAGGTAAATCGTGAGGCCATTAGGGAATCGAATGATGAAGATACACAGTTTTCTTCTGAATATCCGGAATTAGCCGAAGAATATCAACAAGTTTATGGAGATATGACTGAGATTCAAATCCAAGCGGGGAATAGGGAAGAATTGAAAACGAGGGTTGCTAAGATGCTTCTAGCGTTTATCAATATCACCCGCAAGAATAAAGCGGAAATCGATATTTCTTATGAGAATATTTCGGCGGCGATTAGGAAAAGAAAGGAGAAAGAAAAGAACAGAATCATCGACCGCTTTAAACAAATGAGCGAAGATGAACGCCGTGTCGAAGACCAGAAGAAGAAACTTAAATTGGATGAATGGAATGTGGGAACACAGAGGGGTATCTTTGAATATGACAAGAATACAAGCACCCGTGAGGTCAATGAACAGATGGCCGAAGAAGCACTCGATATTCAAAAACACGGTATTCGCCAGGCCGATTTCGTGGAAATCCATGGTGATAGCGGAGCAGATGAAGGCGAAGAACCCCTGCGAGAAATGTTGGATATTAACCAGATGCCAGATGAAATGGAAGAGCATGCCGATGAAGAGAACATGATGGCTGGACTCACGTCATTGAAGGCGAATTTCTTTGACGGACAGTTCTATTCGGATGATGAATCAGATGATGGATTCGGTGATGAATAATAGATATATCTTCATGACAACCTTTTGAATTCTTTTGAATTACTTTTTCAGTATTCCATTACACATTTTTTATATGACAATAATATAAAAAATGTCCATTCGTAGACAGAAATTAGTAGCTTCAATCGTTTTGTTTTTGATCCTATTTACGCTTTTTCATTTATGGAAACCCGGATTTGCATATAACGAAGCAGGAGGATTTAGACCTTTTGGTCTAGGATATAGAGATAAAACGATTTTTCCTGTTTGGGTTATAGCGATTATTTTAGCGATTTTTTCTTATACTGTTGTTTTATCTATATTATAGTTTATACCAGTGAAGATTTGAAATAAGACGCCCTTTAGCGAAGCATAAGGGCGCCATTTACTACAAAGTGAAATCGTTAATGATATTTGATCCTTGCACTTTGTAGTAGAATTAAAAATGTAATGCAAATCGCCATTTTAATTCTACTACAAAGTGCAAGGGTTTAAATAAACTCCCGAATTTGTCATAAAGAAATATATGGACAAGTCGATTGTAGAAGCACCACGATTGATTGAAACCGGAGCAGTTTATTATATGTCGAATATTTTGAATTCATGCCATTCAAATCGCGTGAATATTTATTTATATGCTCTTAATATTGGAGTTTTTGTCATGTTTGTCTTTATAGTATGTTTAATACTCTATAATTGTCATAAAAGCAAATTATCACCCGAACAGAACTATCAAAAACAGTTGAAAGAGCAAGAATATATTTTGTCGAAAATCCGGTTTTATAAAGAACATCAGGCGAGTATAGCTAGCCGCGCATCTATTACTGGACTGCCTACGACCGACCCTAGAGCTATATATTGATTGTGATACACAAATAAATAAAAAATGTATTGATATTTTAATATGAGTTTCCTAGAAGAACAAAGGCGACAGATTTTAGAAGAAAATAATACAGCCCAAGCAGAATTTCTTGATATATTAGAGCATCTAGCCCCTACAGAAACCGTCATTGATATTCGAACGCCTCTTTCAGGTGACCTTGATTTATCCGTGTTAGAGAAATGTAATTTTACAGGAATAACTACCATATGGTTGGCTGCTGGAAATATTACGTCTTTAAAGGGGGTCCCAAAGGGTGTCACGAAGTTGGTATGTGCTTCGAATTATTTGATGGAAATCCATCAATTACCCGAATCCTTAATAGATTTGGATTTAAGACATAATGCTATTAGGAGTGCCGAAGGATTGCCACAAGGTTTAAAAGAATTGAATCTTTCTGACAACCAGATACATGCTTTGGCTGACCTCCCTAGAGATTTAGAAATCTTGCGATGTGAGAACAATCGTATGAAGACCCTCAAATTAGATGGTATCGACAATCTTAGGATTTTAAAATGTGGAAATAATCCGCTTTTGGTAATCGAATCTGTTCCAGATACATTACAAGAATTCGAGTCCGATTCCGATGTTGTTACAGAAATCAGGAGAACTGATAAAGAGGGTATAGACCACGAGAATATTTCAAAAAAAGCGAATTATATAGAATGCCTTCATACATTTTATGAATTGAAACAGTTATATGAAGAGCGTGTCCACAAAATAAAGCGCGACATTTTTAAAAAATCGAAAACGAAGAAAGAGGCCAAAATGAAAATGGCACTTTTGAAGCCGAAATGTTTATATTGCGAGAGACCAGTAGGTTCTGTTTTTAAGACAGAAGCGAGAACGTTTACGGCTAGGTGCGGAGATTCAAGCCACCCTTGTGCTTTTCATATAGAACTTTTTGGTGGCGAATATAGTGCTGTATCGAATATGTTGAACGAATACAGAGATTCTATCGAATTAACAAAACAAAATATTATCGTGGACAAATTGAATGTTCTCTACCGGTTCATTTCAGAAAGGGAAGGCGTATATTTATTCAAAGACAAATTAGAATTTTATACATTTCAAACCGTCCATATGACAAATCTTAAAAAGGAATATGAAGAATTATATTTCAGTCAAGAAATCGACGAAAAGGTCCAACAAAAGAATTCGAAGATATTAGGTATTCAGGACAAAATAAGAGAATTGATTCAGGAATATAGAAATACGGAGAACCCAGAGATAATTAGGGACGCAATGACTCTTTATGACAGAGAATTGGTCCCTGAAATAAATAATTTACAACTGTTAAGGTGGCAAACACGTGAAATATCGCAAGATGAACAGACGGGAGAATTTGAATTGTTCCAGAGGAACTGGCGTATAGGTCAAGTAGAATATACATTCGGGGAATATCCTAGGGTGGTCCATTTCAAAGTTCATGAATGAAATATTTTTTACAATAGTTATTCTTGTAAAAAAACTATATAATAATTAGATGCATAATTATTTAATGTGGATAAATAATTATGATTTATTTATCTTTGATTTAGATGATACATTAATAAAAACAGAATATATTCATTATATTTCTTGGAAAACTATTTTAAATATTAATTTTGATTATAATTTTTATATTTCAAAATTTCATTCTAATAAAAATGATAGTATTAAATTTTTCTTAATTAATGAATTAAATTTAAAAAATTACGATGAATTAATTGAAAAGAAAAATAAATTTTATATAAATTATATTATTGAAAATCGTGATAAAATTAAAATGATAGATGGTGCGTATGAAATATTAGAATATATATTAAATAAAAAAAAAAAATTTGTAATTGTTTCTAATAGCCCTAAAGAACAAATTGATTTTTTTTGTAATTTATTTCCAATATTACAAAAGTCTTCTAAAAATTATTATAGAGAAATGTTTATAAATCGCAAACCTCATCCAGAGTGTTATTTAAAAATAATTGATGATTTTCCTAATACACAAAAAATTGGTTTTGAAGATAGTATTACAGGAATACATTCAATTACACAAGTAAAAGAAATAACTATTTGTTTTATTAATAGTCCCGATTATTATTATTATGAATTTATATATAAAAATTATGATATTCAACTTGTAATTAATTCATTTTATGAATTATTAGAATAAAATAATATAAAATTATTGACAGACAATTAATATTCATACATTAATGAATTATAAAATTTTAGATTGTACAATTCGCGATGGAGGATATGTAAATAATTGGCAATTTACAGATGAACAAGTTAGAAATTGTTATGTTGCATGTACAAATTCAAATATTGATTATATTGAAATAGGTTTTAGAAATTTTAATACACCCGATTTAAAGAAAAAATATGGAAATACTTTTTTTTGTTATGAAGAATATTTGAATAAAGTAATCGGTGATATAGATGGTTGTAAATTAGCGGTTATGGTAACGATTAATGCATTTGATATCAATGATTTTGTTCCAAAAGAGCAATCTAAAATAAGTATGGTACGTATTTTAATGGCGTATCATGGTGCAAAAAATGGAGATGATAATATATTAGATATGAAACAATTATTAGATGGAGTTAAACAAATCGAACAATTAATTGAATTAGGTTATGAAATATCCTTCAATATTGGCAGAATTGATAAAATAAGTCGTAATCAGTTATATGAGCTATGTGATATTTTATCTAAGACAAAAATATCATATTTTACAATGGCGGATACTTATGGTTCAACCAATTTAAAAGATATAGAGGAATTGATTCCATATGTTAAATATTTATTAAAGGATATATTTCAGACAAATATACAAATTGGATTTCATGCACACGATAATATGGGAAATGGAACTAGTAAAGCAATTCATTCATTAAATTATGGTGTTGATATGATTGATGGATGTATATTGGGATTTGGACGTGGTTCGGGTAATGCAAAGACGGAATTAATTTTAATGGATTTGAATAAAAATAATGGAAAGCATTATGATTTTATAAATGTGGTTGAATTTGGAGATAGATACTTAATGAATTATAAAGAATGTACAAATAATTTATGTTATAATATTGTATATGTTTTATCGGCATATTTTGGGTGTCATGTTTCTTATGCGATCGATATAATTGAAAAATATGAGACAACGGATATTCGCAAGATTTATGAGTTTTTTGAAAATTTAAAAAAAATAAATAAAGAAATGTTTTATTATGACGAATATTTGAAAAAAGAATTTAAGATTAACTAATATAAACACTTTATTTTAGATTAGTTATAAAATGAGTGACCAATCAGTGATTGCATTAGAAAACGCCAGTAATAACTTACCAGCATTTATATGCAGAACTACTACTAATAAAGCATCTACATATGTTGATTCATTAAATTCATTCGACAATAAACATGTAAGTGATTTTGCTTTACATACACCTATAAATGCAATCCAACGATTTTTAGCTCGATATGAATTGATGAAATTAATACAAGATATACCAGGTGCTGTAATTGAATTAGGGGTATGTTCTGGAAATGGATTAATGTCGTTAATACATTGTCATAATGTTTTACAACCTACATATAGATATAGAGAATTTTATGGATTTGATACATTTGAAGGATTTCCAAGTGTGCATGAGAATGATATTAAAGATGTTATATGGCAAAAAGGTGATTTCGCAAATGCTAGTTATGATAGATTATCAAATATTATTAATATTCATAATAATTACTATTATATACCAACCAATGTCGAATTAATTAAAGGAAATGTATGTGATACTGTTCCAATATTTTTGAAAGAAAATAAACATGTATTGGTTTCGTTATTATATTTGGATATGGATATTTATGAACCTACCAAAGTAGCATTAAAAGAATTCTTACCAAGAATGGCAAAAGGATCGATTATTGCGTTTGATGAGTTAAATTATAAATCTTTTCCTGGAGAGACAGTCGCAATGTTAGAGGAACTAGGAACTAAATATCAATTCAAACAATTATTAAACAGTCATATTAATTATTGTATTGTAGAATAAATTCATTTACAAAAATATATTTACTTCGAATAAATATATTTAAATACAAATTATATGTTAATTATATTATGAAAGTTAGTGATTTTATTGTAGATTTTTTCAGTAAAAGAGGTATAGATACTACATTCTCAATTACAGGTGGATTTTCAATGCATTTAAGTGATTCATTTGGTAATCATCCTAATTATACAAATTATTATAATCATCATGAACAAGCGTGTGGTTATTCTGCGGTTGGTTATTCTAAATCTAATGCTAAACCCGTAATTGTTTGTACTACAGCAGGATGCGCTGCAACAAACGCGATAACACCTTGTTTAATCGCACATCAAGATAGTTTACCGGTATTATTTATTTCTGGTCAAGTAAAACATACTGAATCCATTCGAAAAATAAATACAGAAAAAATGAAATTACGTCATTATGCAGGTGCCGATTGCGATATTATATCTATGGTAAAACCAATTACAAAATATGCTGCCGAGATTTTAGATATTAATGAATTGATTCCTATTTTAAAAGAATCATATTATAATTTATCGAATGGACGATTAGGTCCAGTTTGGTTATCTATTCCAATAGATATACAAAGTATGTTGATTGATATTAATGAAAATGATTATTTAATGGATGAAAGAATATCTTCTTTCAAGTCAACCGATTTTTCTTTATTAGATAATTTAAATGAATTATTGAAAACGAGTAAACGACCATTGATAATAGCAGGAAATGGTATTAAATTAGGTAATGCTGGTGAAAAATTTAATGAATTTATAAAAAAATATCAATTACCTGTTGTTATTACAATATTATCAACGGATGTAATTGAAACATCGAATCCATTATATTCTGGTAAGATTGGTTTAATTGGTGATAGACATGGAAATTTTACTCTACAGAATTGCGATTTATTAATATCTCTTGGATGTCGAATGGCACAAGGAATTATTGGTTATAGAAGCGATTTATTTGCAAGGGAGGCAAAAGTCGTTTATATTGATAATGATGAAAATGAATTACAAAAAGAAAATTTGAAATATGAATTAAAAATTAATATGGATGTTAATGATTTTTTTGATAATGCAAATTTCCAAAAGAATGATTATTCAGAATGGATTGAAAAATGTAATCATTGGAAGAATAAATGGATTTTTGAGTTACCACCATTTATTGAAGATAAAGTGAATCCTTATCATGTTTTGAAATCATTTTATAATTTAGCACCAGAAAATAAAATAACAATTGCATCGTCGGGTTCGATTGTTACAAATGTATGGCATATGATTAATATTAAGAAAGGTGATAAGTTTTTACATAGTAGTCAGGGAGATATGGGATTCGAGATTACTGCTTCAATTGGAGCACAAATAGCAGAACCAAAAAAAATGGTCGTTACGATTTTAGGCGATGGGTCATTTCAATTGAATATACAGGAACTACAAACGATTCTTCATAATAAATTACCAATAAAAATATTTCTTTTTAATAATGGGGGATATGGTGCTAATGTTATTACACAAAATAATTTTTTTATAAGTAAATATGGTGTAAATAAAGAAACCGGTATTTCATTTCCAGACACAGAAAAAATAGCATTTGCATATGGAATAAAGTATATTTCTATAAATAAAAATGATGAAGTAGATGAAAAAATTAATGAATTTTTAGAATATAATAGTGGTCCTATTATATTAGAAGTATTTTGTTGTATTCAAGTAAGATATCCTAGATTGAACGCTGTAAATAATAGTGATGGAACATTTTCGAATCGACCATTTGAAGATATGGATCCATTTTTAGATAGAGAAGAATTTGAGAGAGAAATGATTGTGAAAATAGTATAATTATAATTCGGATATATCCAACATAGTTATATTTTTATTTATTGTTTTTAGTTTTTCTTTAATTTTCTTAGAATATACTAATGAAGTTATAATAATAACATCATTTGGTAGTAATTGATTAATTAACATATTATAATCAATAATATTTATATTATCTATATTTTTTTCTCTATAACATTCATTATCATCAACAATATTTATAATTGTGGTAAATTCACATATTTTATTTATTATTTTAAAAAGAAATTGTCCACACCCATAAACATATATTTTTGGATAAGTGGATAAATTTTTGAAATTATAATTATCAATCATAGTTTTACCATTTTCTATATATTCTAAAAATGATTTATTTATACTTTTCTTTTTGAAAATACCTCTTATTATATAATATTTGGAATTATTTAATAAAAAAAAATCATCTAACAAAGATATACATATAAACCCATTGTTTAACAATAATTTATTTAATGCGTATTTAGAGAAATAATTTATATGTTCCAAATTTATTTCTTGTAAAGGACATAAATCATTAAAATAACTATAAAATTCGGCATTTGGTATTTCAATATATAAATAACCATCTTCTTTTATATTTGATGATATCGTTTCTATAAATTTATTTAAATCATAAATATGTTCCAAAACATGAGATAATATTAGACAATCATATTTATTTGTATTTTTTTCCATGCCAATATCATATTGTTCAATACTATAATTAGTAGAAAGTAATTTAGATAAATCACCATTTCCACTGCCATAATCAATAATATTTGTAATATTTGTTTTTATAAAAAAATCGTTTAAAAAATTAAAACATCGTTCATCTTTATCAAAACAGTTATTATAATTCTTATAATTATTAAATATAGAATAATATAAGTTATAATCTTCTTGTTTACTGTTTGAAACAGAAAAATAAAAATTACATTTATCACAAAAATATACATCTATTTTATTAGTAAGTGGAATATCATTTATAATTTGTAAATCTAAATTTAAAACTGAATTTTTTGAGTACTGATTACAGCAAAAACAAGGTCGCATAATATATTTATGTATAAACGAATCACTTTATATATATATATAATCTAACTAATTATACAATTTCAACATTTGAATTTATTATTTTAAGTTGCTCTTTTATTTCATTTGAATAATATCCTGCTTTTACTATCACTATACAATCAACCTCTTTTATAATTTCAGGACTATATATTCTTAAATTATATCCGTATAGATATTTATCATGTTTATTTTGACAATTATCTAATATTCCGATAATTTTATTCTTATTTATATTCATAGTTAATAATAATTGCGTATTATATGAAGCACCAAATATATAAACTGGTTTATTTGTATTTTCAATAATAGTATTATAATTATTAATGTATAATTTAAATTCATTTATACAATTAATAAAATTATCATAGTAATTAGTAATTATTTTAACTTCTGGATTTATTTTATTTTTTACCTTTTTAACATGGAATAATATACTATGAGTTTGATAATCTATAATATTTTTTATTTCGAACCCATTTTTTATTAATAAATATATGATATTATCTTTATTTAAAAATATACTATGTTCGAAGAAAATTCCTAAAAATAAACTTAGATTTTGTTCTGCAATATATTCCATATTTGGTAATCCAAAATACATTTCACCATCATCGGATAAAATATCATAACATTTTTTAAGAAAAATATTCGGTTCATAAAGATGCTCAAATAAATGCGAATTTACTATAATATCCACGGTATCATTTATAGTAAAATTCTCATCAAAAAATGTTTCTATGAATATAATTTTTTCATTAAAAACAATCGATTTATTTTGATTTGGTTCTACAATATACCATTTTTTATAATTATCATGAGATAATGCTAATTTTCCAGATGGACATCCAATTTCTAAAATATTTTTATTACTTGTTAATGTATCAAGATTATCATTAAATAATTGAAAATACCCTTTCCATACTTCTCCAACAGAAACATAATTATGTGAGTTAGAATATAATATATTTAATTGTATTAAATTATCAAGTTGTATAGTATTGCAACCAATACATTGTGAAAATGACATATTTGAATATTGATAATCGGTATTAGTAATTGTACATGATAATTGTATTGGAACTTCTTCTAAAAGATATATATGTTTTAATTTATTCGAACAAATAGCACAATTATTTCTATAAATATTCATAATAATGTATATTTATGTATACTGTATATTAACCTTTAAATAATAAATCCTTTAATAAATTATAACAAATATTTTATTAAATGATTAAATAATAAAATTTTGAATTACTTTATTAAGTATAGTTGAAGATTCAATTGAAAATTTAACAGTTCCATTATCTTTAAAAAATGTAATTCCGTCAGTGAAATATTCCATCTTTGGAAAATCTTCCGCAATTGCATGATCAAGTCCTTTTAAATGATCAATATATGTTCTACCAAACGTTATTCCTGGTATTTTTAATGTCCAATTCATTATATTAGCAGTTGTATTAAAATTAATTCCAAAATTTACAATTTCAGAATATTTTATACTATTATATATATTACATCCAATAATTGACCGATAATTATTTGTATTTAATTTAGTTATTATCAAATTTACAGTACTATTATATTCAGTTGCTAAAGAATCATATGTATCATTGTTCCAAGCGCTATGTCTATGATTTTTATTTTCTAATTTTGAAAAACTATGCCAACCATCAAAAATAAAAAACGCATTAGGATATATTTCTATCAAGTTATTAATAGTTTCACTAATAATAGTATCACACGAAACTAATCCATGACTTCCAACTCTTAAATGAAAAGTAAATATTGGCCCATAATTATTTTTTATATTTTCTATATCTTCTATTGTATTTGATGGTAATGTAAAATTTTTTTCTAAACATTCTTTAAAATACAATGCACAATTATTTGTTATATAGAAATGATTATATCTAAAAAATACTCCTCTCCCAATTAAATTATTATAATCAAATACATTATCTACATTAATTATATTAATATTATTATGATTTTCTTTTAAAATATTTTCTATATTTAGAGAATCATTGGGTCCAATTACAACTTCATCAATAATATTTTTAAATCCCATTCTATTCATTATATACACTCCAGTAAAATCGTTAAAATAATTATGTGATGATGTGTTTATATAGCATCCATGTATTGTTTTAATTTTTATTGGAATATTATCAATATTCATATTTTTAATTTTTTCTTTCGTCTTAAATAATGAATCAGTATACTCTTCACTATAATATTGTCGATATTCACAATGTGAATATCTATTTATTTTTTTTATATTATAATCAATCAAATATATAAAACCACAAAACATTCCTAATTCTCCTGTTCCTAATGATATTCCTAATATTATATTTTCTTCCATAAAACAATAATTACATATAAGGTTTGGAAATCCATAATAATTACCTTCTGCTGTAATAAAATAAATATCTGTAGAAATACTTCTATTTGTGGACGGATTAATTATTGTTATTTTTTTTTCTTTGCAACATTTTTCAAAAAAATAATAATAATCTTCGAATTTTTCTAATGACCAATATGAGTCATTCTTAGCATAATCACTTATGTTTAATGTTTTTTTATAACCAGACCTATATTCATCAAAAACAGAATTTTCTTTTCGTTGATATGTTTCTAGTAATCTTGAATAATGACTATTTTCTAAAGAACACATAATATATATAAATAATATATTATTTATATTAAATCCCAACTAATAAATAAAATAATTATTAAATCTATATAGATGATTTATATTTATGGCGATAGTCATGCAAGTAAAAGTTTTAAAAATTTAGAAATAAATCATAATATCTTAAGTCAGCATTCTATAACAATGTTTCGTATTGGTAGAGATAATATTATTATAAATTTTCATAAAGATGATATTAAAAAAGATGATATAATTATTTTAACATATGGTGAGGTTGATTGTAGATGTCATATACAAAGACAAATTAATTTAGGAAGGAATGAAGATGATATAATTTACGAATTAGTTAATAATTATTTAGAAACAATAAAAAATAATACAATAGATTTAGATATAAAAATAATAATAGTTGGAATTATACCACCAACTAAACAAACTGATTTTGAAAAAATAAAAGGACCAATATTTCATGAGTTTCCATTTGTAGGAAACGATCAAGATAGAGTTAGATATACTAATAAACTAAATAAATTATTACAACAATTATCAATTGTTAATAATTATATTTATTTTAATCCATATTCTTTTTATACAAGACCAGATGGCACATTAATACATGAATTATCGGATACATGTATTAATGTATTAATACATGAATTATCGGATACGGAACTTCACTTGGGAGATAATTCATTTTTCTTAGAAAAATTTTATGAATTGTATAGAACTATATTAAAATAAATATAACAACAATTGATGGAACGCAAATTTTTAATTCACAATTTTTATATGATATATTTGTTAAATACATTTGGAAAAGAGAACATCTTATCATGGATACTTTAGCAATTGGTGAACTATTAAATGATATTCCTGATATTTTAAATAATAAATTATCACAAGTGATATATATTCCTTTGAAAGAATTATGTTGTCATTTTGATGGATATGTTCACGTAGGTATGGATAGACATGCATGCCCTCTATTAGAATTACCAAGTAATACTTTTGATTATTTTAAAGATACATTAATTAAAAAGATGACAGCAACACATCACTCTTACTGGACGGAAAATAATAATTTTACTACACTACAAGAATAGATAGATGTAATGTTAAGTCTACATACTATAGATAATTATGTATTATGAATTGAATTTCTATAATATATATATATATTAATTTTATTACACCTTTTAACATTTCAAACGCCGATTTTTATATAGAGCAAATTATATAAAAATTATTTGTAATTCTTCTTTACTTTTCTTGTTTTATTCTTTGGAACATATTTTTCTGGTCGTTCGTAAGCACCCTTAAATATATTTTCATATTTTTCTTTCGGTATTTAACTTATTACTTTTTGGATATTTTCTTTCAAATTCTCATATTTTAATCCTTCTAATTTTTGTAATCTTGATTTCAACACACTAAAATAGTTTTCTATGGAATTTGTAAAATGTTGATATGGAACGGCATATAAAATATTATTATGTTTATTCACTAATGCTTTTATTCTTTCGTTTCTATGTGCGGAAGCATTATCTAAAATAATTAATTTATTTATTAATTTACTTGTAATATTATGCTCTAAAAAATCAATTAACCTATCTGTATTTATTCCACCTTTTTCATATAAATCCCAATGTATTACACCATTTACAGAAATAGCAAATACACCAGTATATTTCTTGAATACTTCTTGGGATTGTGTTTTTATTACACATCTCTTACCTTTATTACTATAACAATGGTTTCGTTTTTGTAATGATTTTATTGAGGTTTCGTCAATACAAATAATATCTTGTATTTTGTATTTTTTCACTTCATCATAAAATTCTTTTATTTTGGAGTTTATATCAATATCTTTTCCAAATCGTTTGGTTGGTTCGTGTCTAATTCTTGTAAGTTTCAAAGTAATATTATTATCACGCACAACTCTAAAAAGTTGCATAGTGCTTATGTCCGCAGTTTTATATTTATCTTTTAGTTTTTGGTGTAATTCTTGTAATGTAATTGTTTTATTTTTATTAATTTCATCCAGTAAAAAATCAACATATTCCTTTTTCACTTTATAAGCAACTGGTTTTCTATAATGAATATCAACATTTCCATCTTTTTTGTATCTTTCAACCCAACGCATTAAACTTCTTGGAGAACATTTGAATATTTTACAAACATCTTCTTGTGTTTTATCTTCCACTAAATAATATTGAACTGCTGTTAATTTATAATCATTACTTTTATGTGTAGGCATATATAATAATTTGATATTTATAAAAAATTGATTTATAATATAAAGTGTTTATTATATAAACAAATAACTAAAATATGGAAGATAATATTTTACGCAAATATCCAACATTAAAGGATAAACGATTATATAAAGATAGATACACTAAAGAAGATTTTGAAAAATATAAAGAAATCACAAACTCAATTGAAAATTATGAAAAATGGAAGATAGGAATAAATTATAAAACAAGTAGAAAAATAAAAATTGGAGGGAAAAAGCATATTCAATTTGGATATGAAAACTTTTACATTAAACACGAAACATCATTATATAGTTATTCATATATACTATTTACTGAACTTGATGATATAAATATTGAGTTATACATTCAAGAAACCGAAAAACTTAAAAATGAAATACTTTCGCATAATGTAAAAGTAAATGATATTATATGTAAAATAAATAAACTGGAAAAATGGGTTGATTTTGTAGAATTTGAAGGAATGAAATATGGTATTCAAAAAATATACAATAATGTTCATCGTGAAAATGATTGTAATGGAAATATAAATAAAACCGAAGTATGTATCGGAGAATGTAGGGAATGTAGAGGAACTACATCATTTACAGAACCTTGTCGGTGTGTATATAAAACATATATAGAATGTGTAAAGTGTGGGTATAAAGAATAAATTATTCATTATGTTTCTTTGTTTCGCAATGTCGTGTAAATAATATTTCTGCGTATGTTCCAAAATCACACTTATCACAAAAATATTTAAATTCTTTTTTTCTTTCTTCTTTACTTGAATGTTGCGTTAGACAATGAACTTTCATACAAGTTAGATTTTTTGTTGTATATTCACAATGCTTACATTTTGGTTCTAATATCTTATCACTTCTCGTTTTTCTTTTTCCGTTATTTTTATGTTTTTCAGAGTTTATATGTTGTTTCCAGTGTGCTGGATATATACATTTATAATTACACGCTTCACATTGATATTTCGTTTCTGCTTCATTAGGTATTTCCATTTATTTATAAATATAATAATTATAAATAAATTATATTTAAATATTTTGCGTTAAAAATAACTTAAAAATAAAATATTTATAATATATATAAAATGAAAGTTAAGAAAAAGAAAAAGGAGGATTTCAAAGAATTTAGGAATAATGAAAAATCTGCTTACAAAACT